AGATCACAGCTCACATGCGGCAAATCGCTGTGAACGCTGATTACACCTTCTTGAACGGCACCTTCCAGAAGGCCACCGATGCCGCAACCGCAGCCAAGTGCCGTGGTATCATCACCGCATGTACCACAAACAGCGTCAACGCCGCAGGTGTGGCCCTGAGCCGCAATCTGCTGAACCAGCTGATCCGTACCATGGCTGGCTCCGGCGCTGAGTTCATCAACCCGGTTATTTTCTGCAACGCTTTCCAAAAGCAGAAGATCTCCGAAATTTATGGCTATGCGCCCACCAGCCGCAACGTGGGTGGTCTGAACATTAATCAGATCGAGACCGACTTTGCGGTGCTTGGTGTTGTATGGGCTCCGAATGTGCCCACCACCACGCTGCTGATTGCGGACCTGGCTGTGTGTAACCCTGTGTTCCTGCCTGTGCCGGAAAAGGGTGTGCTCTTCTATGAAGAGCTGTCCAAGACCGGCGCTGCTGAGAAGGGCCAGATCTATGGTCAGATCGGACTTGACTATGGCCCCGAAGAGTACCACGGGAAGATCACCAACCTGGCTACTTCTTAATGGTGTCTTCTGACTGGTAGTAAACAATAACACAGGAAAGGAGACAGCGAGATGTCCAGCAAAGACTATTTGGAGCAGCGGGCGTGGATGCAGACAAACCCCGGTCTGCCGGCTGAAATGAGGGAGTACTTTGCAGCCCTTGAAACCCGATTGCGGGCGAACAACATTTGGCCGACGACCACGACCACGACCAGTACCACAACAACCACGAGCAGCACGACATCGTCTACTTCGAGCACCACGTCCAGTACCACAACGACAAGCTCGACCACGACAACCACGACTGCTTAGGCCCGGCGCTGAGTCGAAAATGAGGTGAAGAAAATGGCAGAAAATGTAATCAACCAGGAAGAGAAGAAGGCTTGGCGCTTCTACAGGTCAAGCCTATCCACCATTGTCTGGGACCCCGCCAAGGATCAACCTTTGGCGGACTTTACTGAGGGCCATTTCACCACCAATGATCCGAGGGTGGCGGCAAAGTTGAAGGCTTTGGGGTATATGGAGATCCCATTGGAGTCAAATGAGCCCCCACCCAACATCATCATCAGAGAGGTCAACCCGACCATCAATGGTGATATCCCGGTGGTGCCGAACATTGCTGCGGCTGATCCCCGTGCTGTAGAAAAGCGCATGGATGCTAAGCTGAAGCTGGCCCAAGGTGCGAGCCCCCAAGCCCCCAGGGTGAGGGTGCGCGGGACTGAATAAGGAGACCGCCCATGGCAATTACTACCTACTGCGAAGATGCGGACCTGCTGCAATATCGGCCTAAGATCCTGAGCCTTGGGGTCAGTAGCTGGCAGACGCAGCGTGAAGAAGCCTTCGCCATCATCAACCGGATCATCGATGCCCGCTGGTACAGAGAAATCATCAAGCAGCAGAAGTTCGACATCGACCCGAACCAGACACCCTTCAACCCGGACTATGTCCAAGCCGATCAGCTGAAGAGATTGGCGTGCTACAAGACGCTGGAGCTGGCTTACATGCAGCTTATGAAGGAAGGAGCCGAGGCAGATGCCTTTGAGCGTAACATGAAGACCTTCCGTCAACTCTACAATGAAGAGATGGATGTGGTACTGGCTGTTGGAATAAGTTATGACTGGGATGCGAGTGGTAGCCTGACCTATGACGAGAAGTACATCAAGGCACCGCGCCGGTTGAAGAGGGCTTAATGGCTGAAGAGTTTATCCGCATAGATGGCGCAACCCGTGTCACTGCTATCATCGAGGGGATGCGGGATGCCATTGCTACCAGGCCTATGATGCTGGAGATCGGGGAGTACATCCGATTCCGCATCCAGGCCCGGACAGCAGAAGGTAAGGATGTGGGTGGGAGACTTTTTGCCCCGTACTCCCCGCAGTATCGCCTGTTTAGGGAGAAAACAGGACACCCGGTCAATAAGGTGAATCTCTTCTACTCAGGATCCATGATGGGATCAATGGAGGTTGCGGAAACAATGAAACAGGCTCGTGTGTACTTCTTAAACACACAAGGACCAGGCTCCAAGACACGCAACCCGGAGAAAGCCTACTACCTCAACAAAAAAAGGGAGTTCTTCGCCCTGAGCGCAGAAGATGTTCAGGGTATTGTAAACATTATGGAGAAGTACTACCAAGAAGCATTGAACCGATTGACATAATAATAATAATGATGGAGACCAAAGATGGCCGCCAATAGCCTAAGAGAACGGATCATCGTAGCCAACAAGACGCTTGTCGAGACTGTGCCTGCAGTGTCTCATACGGAAAGAACTGTTCAGCAGTACAGCCAACTACAGAACTTCGCTGAGACCCAGTTCCCAGTGGTAGCTGTAGTGGGCAGAATACCAGTTCCGGTAGAGAAGCACACAGGGCGTGATGGTTCTGTAGATCTTATCATCTCACGGCTGAGGGTGGACTTCTACTGTTACTTGCTGGCGAACGAAGAGCCTGACACCGCCATCTCTTCCCTGATGGATGACCTTTGGGTCAAGTTGTATGCCGATCAGAGGAGAAATGGACTTGTACTGAGCACAGAGATCACAGCTGATGAGAACTACGAGTGGTGGGCCCCATTCGCAGCCTTCAAGATGACAGTCACCCATCGCTATAAACATGGACCTGGAGGCATTTAAATGACCGAACCTCATAGCACAGACCTATATGCTATTGGCAAGGGTATCCTCCACATTGCGCAATGGAACGGGACGACACCCCCGACTGATCCGGGTGATTACACGGATGTCGGCAACTGTCCTTCCTTCGAGATCGAGCCCACAGTGGAGAAGCGGCCCCATTACTCTTCCCGCTCCGGCTTCCGAACGAAGGACAAGAATCCCATCACGCAATTGGAGTACGTGATCAACTTCGATCTGGATGAGATGGCTGCATCAAACCTGAAGAGGTACTTGCTTGGCACGCTCAATTCCGGCACAAATGTGATCGCGGCAATGAACAACGCAAACCAGGAGTACGCCCTGAAGTTCGTGTCTGACAACCCGATTGGGCCGAACCAGATTTGGTACTTCTGGCGGGTGAGTTTGAGTCCCAATGGTCCGCTCCAGCTTATCGGAGAGGATTACATGGTGATGAGCCTTACGGCTGAAGGGCTGAGCGATAGCGCCAACCATCCCAGCTCTGAGTACTTCGATGTGAAGAATGTCACCACAACCACAACCACAACCACAACCACCACGACCACCACGGCGTAATCACTCTGATATTGCACGTGGCTGGTAGTAAAGGAGAACAACACCATGGAACCCATCCGTGTAAAGGAGACGGTGGAAATTGGGGACAAGAAGTTCACTGTACAAGAATTGACCGTGCGGGAGATCATGGACCTGATCTCTGGTTCGGCCTTCGTCAGCGGACCTTCCAAAAAGCAAAAGGGTGTTGAAGCCGAACAACCAGAACAACCAGAAGAGGAGTCAGCTCAGGTAAGTTGGGATTTGATGAAGGAGTTCGCCGGAATTGGCACTGATCTGGAGAAGATCATGAAGCTGAGCTGTGTAGACTTTGACACCAAAGACCTTATGGAGCTGGCTCCTTCTTCTGTTAAGAAGGTTGTAGCAGCATTCAAGAAGGTGAACGAAGATTTTTTATCTTCATTAAAGGCTCTGGGCGTGGCGGACGCTCTGATGGAAGTCAGAGACGCAGCGCTCAGCAGTTTTTCAAAGAGACTTGTCACCTTCTCGAAGCTGGCCATGTAAATGTGTTGGAATATGGCTTCGGCTTCTACTTGGCAGCGTTGAATGAGCACCAGTACATTATGAACATCAATCGGAAGAACATGGCCATTGCCGTTCGCGTGGCTACAAAAGCGGACGACAAGAACTGGAAGAAGTTTATCAGAAGGAAGTAAAAATGGCTGACACCGATCTTGACATCATAGTACGAGTGAGGGATGCAACCAAGGCTGGTTTCGAGACCGCAAGGCGAGGGCTGCGCGGTCTCGATGACCAGGCCGGTAGGACACGAACGTCTTTCAAGGGATTGTATGGCGAGATCTCGAAGATATTGGTGACCTTGGGTGCTGGCGCTTTCATTGGCAACGCAATCTCTACATTCAAAGAGTTCGATGATACCATGCGGCAGGTTGGTGCTGTTACCGGCGCCACTCGTGAGGAGATGGAACTGCTCACGAAGACTGCCAAGACGATGGGTGCTACAACCCGTTTTTCGGCCAGCGAGGCTGCTGACGGGCTCCGGCTCCTGGGCATGGCTGGACTATCTGCCAAAGAGGCTACTGATGCGCTCCCTGGTGTGCTTAACCTGGCTGCTGCGGGTAGCCTGGACCTCGGCACTGCGGCCGATATCGCCACAAACGTATTGGCTGGCTTTGGGCTTGAGGTTGAGAACTTGGGCCAGGTTAATGATGTTCTGGTAAAGACTTTTACTTCATCCAATACTACCCTTGGAGAACTTGGCGAAGGATTCAAGCTGGTAGGGCCGATTGCTAAAGGGCTGGGAGCTGACTTTGAGGATCTTGTTGGAGCTATGGGTCAGCTTGGTAATGCCGGTCTCAAAGGCACTCTCGCCGGTACAGCTTTGCGTGGGGCCCTGAATGCTCTCTTCAATCCCACGAAGGAAGAAGCCAAGCTCATGGATGATCTGTCCAAGAGAATTGGTGGCGCTGGTCTCCAAATCAAGGATGCTCAGGGCAACTTCATAGGCTTCGCCAGCATCATAGAGCAGTTGGAGAAGGCCGGGCTGAAGGGAGAAGAAGCACTTGCCCTCTTCGGCCAGAGGGCTGGTCCTGGTATGGCAGCTCTTCTACAGGTTGGATCCAACAAGCTCAGGGATTTTGATGACACGCTGCGGGATGCGGGTGGGACAGCAGAAACCATCGCCGAGCAGATGGAAGCGGGCATTGGTGGTGCGAGCCGTGAGGCTGCTGCTGCTCTTGAATCTTTG